CTATCGCTCTTCACCTCTGGCACCTGCGGGCAAGGCTGGGCCAGGTTGGCCGGCAGCATTGGCCAGACGGCCGGCTTCGTTGAGGTGCCGCAGCCGCCCAGCGTCAATGTGGCAGCCAGCAGGCAGAGGGCTCTGGACTTCGACACGGGTGTACCTCTCGATGATCTTGGGGTTGGCGTCGCGCAGCGCGATGAGCGCCCCCTCCAGGGTTTCGGATATGCCGCCCAGGCGCACCGTCTGACGCTTGAACTCGGCCAGTTCGGCCAGCGCGTAGTCGGCGTTTGCCTGGTCGATGCCGGCACGGTACTGAGCTGAGCCATACCAGCGCACGCCCAGAACGGAAACGACCACCAGGATGGCGCCGATCAGATACGGCGCCAAAGTACGTAGCGATACGTTCATGCACGCCCCTTCCAGTCGCGTGGAATCTGGAAATGCGGGCCGTCTTTGAGCGTCTTCCAGTCGCCGCCCCACTCCACCGGCACGCCAAGCTCGGCCGCGCAGGCTTTGACCATCTGAGCCAGATCGGCGAAGGCCTGCCAGTTGCTCCACGGAATCGCCCCACCGATCAAAGGCGCCAGGTCGACGGCATGGCTCAAGCCATCCGCCTGCGGCAAGTGGTAGCTGGCTATTGTCTGGCTGGCGCCCTTGGCGACGTTCTCGCGCTGTTGCGCAATGGTCCGGACGCCTTCCACCACGGTGAAATCGACAAGGGCGCGCTGAATCGCCAGTTGGACGATCGCGACCAAGTCAGGATGCACGCCGACCAAGCGGCTTAGGCTGCGTGGAGATAGCTGAAACGTGTTCATTGGCGGGGCCTCCGATGCTCCGCCGTCGCCGCGGTGACAAGCAAAGCCACCGATCTGGCCAGCACCGCCCAAAGCGTCAAGGTGTTAGAGCCTTCCACGTCATGCCCCTTTTCCGCGCACGCGGTCAATCACGGCCTGCCATAGCGCGCCAATGGGGGCTGCCAGCACAGCCTCCCACCCGCGCGAAACGATAGCCATGCCAAACATGCCAGTCAGAAATCCAGCCAACCCCTCCGGAATGCCCAGCAGCAGCGACAGGTACGGCGAGGCGTAATAGGCGACCAATGAGCCGCTCGCTGCCATGCCCAGCCGCGCCGGCCACGACCCTTGCAGGTAGTGCATCGACACCACCGCGCCCAACACGCCAGCAAGCTTTGCCGCGAGGGCGTCGAAATCTTGGATGTTCAATCTCGTTCCTCGTAGGACTGGGTAGGGTGATGGGTCACCCCCTCTGCCCCCCCAAACCACCGTACATGCGGTTCCGCATACCGCGGTTCAGTTGCGCCACGCCTTCATGCCGTTACGCTTCACTTCAACCACTGTGACCAGTTCATGGCGGGACTCGCAACCACAGGAGTGCGCCCATGCTGGGCACACCAAAAAAAGCCCGCAGAAGCGGGCTCGGGATCCTGTCGAAGTTGTGCGCCTGCCGTCACACGGGGGCCTGCGGCCAATCAATGGACTGCGGGAATCCGGATTGCAACGGGACATCACGGAGCGAGGCACGGTAGTCGAGCTGGTGCCGGGCAGCGCATTCGGCGTACTGGAACGCCAGCGCCGCATGCACCTTCGCTAGATCGTCCCAGGAGGTCGAATCAACGCGGGGGATCGGCGGGCACAGCTCACTGGCGCACGCCATACAAATGCCGCTCCAGCGCGATGCCCGTCACCAGCTGCACGCCCAGCGCGGCCGCGGCGGCATAGCCCTTCCGGCCGATCAGGATTGCAGGCAGACCCACTTATCCACCTCCCTGCGCGAGACCAAACCGGGCAGCGTCACCAGCACACCGCCCTGCCGTCCCTTGACCCAACGTTCGAACTCAGCACAGCCGCCGGCATAATCGCCCGCGTTGAACTTGCGCCGCATTGTGGACTGCCCAAGATTGCCCGCGCCCAGGTTGTAGGTGAAGTCGATGTGCGCCGCACGCTGCCAGTCGTTGAGCGGCGCCGTGATCAGGCGCCGCACGGCACGGTCGGCGATAGCTAGGTCAGAGTCCCGCCATGCATCGCATACGGCGTCGGTGTATAGCCGCTTCGGATCGATATCGGGGTCGGTATGTCCGTCACATACAGTGAGTACGCCAACCGGGTCGATGTAGAGCTTGCCACGAACTTTGCCTGGTTCGAAGTGCGCCACCAGCACTCCAGCGATCACTAGCGGACCACCAACCGCAGCAGCCAGGATTTTCTGTTTTAGGCTTTGAGGAATCATTTCCAGAATCCCTAAACTGCGGCCATCGCTGCCAACGTAGCCGCAATTGCCGCCGCGATATACCCGATAGGACGCACCAGCTTTCCCAGCCCCTGCAATACCTTGAAGCCCCCCGGCCAACGCCGGGAAGGTGTCCACGATGTCCTGAGTGTTCTGCCGAATCTGTTCTATCGAATCGGTGTTCTGAGCGGTGGCTACGGTGTTTGTCTGCATGTCGCGCTTGATCTTTTCCATACGGTCCTCAAACATGACGAGGCGTGCATGGGTGGATTTCACAAAAGCGGTGAGATTCGGGTCAGCCATGGGCTCCCCCAAGTCTAGTTTTGATCAATGAGAGCTTCCCAACCGATGTTCCCGGCAGTGGTATTTGGGTAATTTTCTCCGCTGGCCGTCGTCGCATTGACAGTCACAGCAGTGGCTGACACCCCTTGAACATCGGGGATAAACGCGACCCCTCCTAGCGTCGTGCCATTCGCTTTGAAAGTGATGACTGTCGGAAAAACCGGGTAAGCATGGTTGAACACTACGGATGCGCTGGCGTTGTTGCTACTCGTCACCCCAGGCACGCTGGCAACACCAGATTGTCGCGGCAGCGTATATCTGGATACCGTGACGCCGGGCCCAACATTCTCGACATACGAAGCGCCTGTGGCCAGGTTGTAGACACTGGGGATAGCTACACGCGAAACGGTGCCCACACCCGAAGTACGGCTGATGCGCAAGAACTGCGTCAACCCAGATGCATCAAGATCACTCCCCTCCACAATAATGGAGGGTTGATGAGTGGTACCGGTTATGACCAGAGAAACCGCATATGCCGTCGAAGCGGGGGCCTTAAAGCTACACCCTCGCAACACAAATTTGCAGGGCGCGCGTGTTGCAGAAGATAGATTGCCGAAATCGACAATCCCGAAACCCGAAGCGTTGGGGTTGGTAATGGATTCGAAAGCACATGAAGTGAATTCGAACGAACCTCCCCGCAGTTCCGCTGCGTAAACGGCTATGCCGTTGCCATTTTGCTTACCGTTGAACCGGACACCTACGAACTTATGATTTTGGCCGCCTAGGGCTGAACCATTTTGGAACGTTCCCCCGAAGAATCTGAAATCTTCCGTATTCCCGTGAAGATCCTGAGATGCTGTTCCAGCATAGTTGCCCGTTTGGGCTACCTGCACCGTGACATCCCGGCTGCTAACACCACCCACCACGTCATAGCCGCCGCCTGTCAAACCATGCCGTCCGGCATTGAGTGATGCCCCAACCACAACACCACCATGGCTGTTCGCGATGGACAGCCCGTATTCGTCGTTCGTAGCTGGCTGACTTTGGAATGCCGAACCAAAGAATTGAAAATCCATGCAGCGCTCAAACTCTAGGGATGCCCCCAGCGCACCCGTACACCATACGTTGCGCATAACTGGGCGGTCGATCATACGCATCGCAACGCCCACAATCTCCAGGGCAGGTGCCAGCACGGTGAAGTCCGAAAACACAGTGGCCGCGCCGTCTAGGCGGTACAGGTTCACTGCCCCCAGCGCATAGCTGTCATAAAGTGAGTTCATCAACCGCACCGTCGTGCCGCTGATGCTATTCACTCGCACGAATTCCCCAGCACGGTATTGAGCGCGCCAGCCCGACCAAGAAAAATCCGTGGGGTTGTAGATAACCAGGGCATTGCCTTTCGCCACGCCGGAAACAGATGCCAGAGAAAGCGTGTCATTGCCGATGGTCGCGTTGGCGGAAAGGTTCGACACCTGTGTAAGGGCTCCGGATACGCTAATCACGCTGGCATCAGGCCAAGATGTGGCCGCGGAAGCGTCGATGATTGAGCGCGCGCCATCACCCTCCACAATGTCGCCGGGTTTGAATGCCAACATTTGGGTGATCTTGTACGAGCCCCCCGGAATGTACTTACGCCGGGACTCTGCTGCGGCAAACGCCTTCATTGGTAGCGTGTCATCGGCGACTCCATCCCCAACAGCGCCGAAATCCTGAGGCGTAAGTCGCTCTTCTAGCTTGCTTTGTACGGTGCGCGGCACCGTGCCAGTGCCACGCTGCTTAAATCCGATCATGTTGGCGCCTTTCGACGCGTCATTCGCATTCGCTAGATCGGCCCGGATAGCCGAATCCGTGTTTTGCAGGTCCTGAGAGGACGCCGCCCCAGTCACATCATCCTGTGACCACACCGAAACGTCGTTCGCATCCTTCAGAACGAACGTATAGACCTGGTTGGAAAGCAGGTAGATGATCGCCTCACCCGAGGCGTTCAGGACTATGGGGTTGGTATTGGCCGCCGACTGCTGCGCATCTTGATATGTCGCTGCCGGCGTAGTGGTTTTTTTCTGATAGGTGTAAAGCTTGGCTTCCACCATAGGGTGGCCAAAATCATCAATGGCCTTGAAGCGGGGCAGTATGTAGGATGCAACGGTCATTTCTTAGCCTCAATAAAAATGCCCCGCACGGGGCGGGGCACATGAATGAATGATGAACAGTTTTGGCGCGTTCTTATCGGCGGCGCGATTATCGGAGTACTGCCTTGGGTGATCTCATGGCTGAAAGAGTTGATTCAAGGCTGGAGCGGCCACGACGCCCGCTGCAAGCAAGACGCCGGATATGCGCTCTGCAAGCTGTGGTGCGATTTCTGGGCGACGTGCTATGAGCGCTGCCGCAAGACGATTTGCCCCGCGCAGGTACGGCAGACTCGCCGCGCCGGTTGCGGTCAGGCAGACGGCGGACAGACCGATCAGCTCCGGCGTTGTGTCCTTGATGCCGCGAGCAAGGGCGGCCAGCGCTGCGCCCCCGGCCACGATCAGCCAGCAGACGAACGCCAGCACTGCCCACAAAGTGAGAATGATGGTGCTGTCCACGTCACGCCCCTTTGCCGCTTACGCGGTCCAGCAATGCCTGCCAAAGCGCGCCAATCGGCGCTTCCTGAACGGCTTGCCACATGCGTGACATCACAGCCATGCCGAGGTACCCGCACAGAAAGCTTGACAGGCCCTCGGGAATGCCGAGGAAGTCGGACAGCCACGGCGAACCGTAATAGGCCAGGATGGTGCCCGTGGCAGCCATGCCGAGCTTTGCCGTCGGCGATCCCTGCAGAAAGCGCATAGAAACCATGGCACCAATGACGCCGGCCAGCTTTGCCGCGAAGGCGTCGAAGTCTTGGATGTTCAA